CGACCGGACGCTGGCACTTCGTCCTCACAGCGATGGACTGCGGCTACAGCCGGCCCGAGATCGCCGCCGTCCTCGGCATCACGCACGATAACGTCTACCGGCTTTCAAAGCGCGACGATTTGGGATAAAAAGACGGGCGGGGAGCGTGTGCTGCGCTCGACCCGCCCAAAGCAGCGAGAGAAGATCGCCACATGCCGAAGATATACCATAACCTTATTTGCGCGCGCAAGGTGCTGCGATGAGCGTGCCGTATTTCCCGCTCTACGTCGCCGACTATGAGGCAGACACGGCACACCTGACGCTCGAGGAAGACGGGGCCTATCTTCGGCTTCTTCGCCTGTGCTGGCGCACTCCAGGCTGCTCCATCCCCAACGATCCGAAGTGGATCTCGCGCATGATGCGCGTGACGTGGGAAACCTACGAGCGCGTCGTCGCGCCGATCCTCAGCGAGTTCTTCCGGCTCAAGCACAACCGCTACTATTCACCCCGGCTCCAGAAGGAGTGGGAACGAATCGATGGCACTCACCGAGCGCGCAGCGATGCTGGGAAAAAAGGAAACGCAACAAGGTGGCAAAAACAGTCACCATCTGACAACGCTTTGAAAACTAACAAAATGACTGATCGCCCGGCTATCGCAAAAGTATCGCATCCAGAACCAGAACCAGAACCATATAATACCACTGCTAACGCAGTGGACGGCGAGGCCGTCACAGCCGCTATCTGGGATCGAGGAGTTCGGTTCTTGGTCGCTCACGGATCGTCGGAGAGGAACGCTCGGAGCGTCATCGGAAGGTGGCGCAAGGATGCAACCGATCAGGACATTTACGACGCCTTCGCGGCGTGCAAACGAGAGGGCATCGTCGATCCGATCCCGTGGATCACCGCGAGCCTTGCCAAGCCGAAAGTAGACCTTCAAAAAATCATGCAGGAGATGATCGATGAACTTACATCAGGCGGATCTGACCAGACGAATGACGGAGTTCCTCAGCAGGAGGACAGCGCCGAAGACGATAGCTGGCAGCGCAGAGGCGCAGAAGGCAGAGATCGCGTCTCTCGTCCGGGCGGTGATGAGACACGCTCCCCGCGACGGATTGCAGACGTGGTGGCAGGAGTTCGAGGACGCGCTGCTCGCTCGTATGAAGACGCACGGATGGCCGATCCAGAGCGAGATTGACGCAGCCGCAAAGGCCATTCGGAGAGAGGGGTCAGCGAACCCGCTTAGAAGCCTTGATCTCGCTGCGGACTACGCGAGGACACACGGAAAGCCGCTGCCTTGGGCAAACACTCCAGAATACACCTACCACCTCACTCAGATGGGCGTGCTCTCATCTTTGCGCGAGGCGAGGTTCAAGGGCTTCGCTCTCAGTCAAGAACAGAACCGCATCGCGCTCGATCAGCGCATGACAGACGATGAGTTCGAGCATCACTGCGAGGTAATGGCACGGCTGCGCGGCGTTGACATCTTCGACGTTCGCACGACCGAAGCACAGATGCTGGGAAGATGACATGCTCGCCTTCGTCAGCAGCCCCTACTCGCACCCAGATCCGCGCGTCATGGACGAGCGCGCCAAACAGGCCGGCGACTTCGCCGCGTGGCTCTGGACACTCGGCGGCATCCACCCGATCTCGCCCATCGCGCATTGGCACGACATCGCCAAACGCAACGCGCTGCCGTCCAACGCTCTCGCGTGGCGCGACTGGAACTTGGTTGTTCTGTGCCAGTGCGATGTGCTATATGTGCTCTGCATCCCAGGCTGGCGCGACAGTGTCGGCGTAGCCTACGAGATACAATGGGCCAATGAGTGCGAGATGAAGATCTTCTACGCGACCCCGGAAGGGAAAGCATATGACATCCGACGCGACCCGACCGCTTGATCGGAGATGAGGTGACAAGATGCCGTCTGGAAGATTGACAGACTATTCCCCTGAAATAGTTGAAAAGGCGTGGGAATACGTCAATGACGGATGGATCACGGCAGGCGACAAAGTGCCGTCAGTGGCAGGATTGGCATGTGAAATTGGCATTCACCGCGAAACTTGCTACGAGTGGGCGAAAGACAAGGACAAGGTTTTTTCCGACATCCTCAAGGCAATCGCGCAAAAACAAGAGCGCGAACTGCTCAACAACGGCCTCGATGGCACCTTCAATCCGCCCATCACCAAGATGATGCTGTCCAAGCACGGCTACTCCGACGTGACCAAGCAGGAAGTCTCAGGCCCCGACGGCGGCCCGATCCTGCAACGGGTCGAAAAGGTCGAGCGCGTTATCATAGACCCAGAGGATGCAGCATGAGTGTCTTCGACCTGCCATTTGGCGCAAAACCCGGACAGGATCGCGTCGTCGGTCAGGACGATCTCGGGCGGACCGTTTACGTCACCGGCGCTGGACAGCGATACACCGCACCTCTCCCGCCGCGCCCGCGCATGGCGCCAGGTCCGCTGCAAGGCCCGACAGCATACGCAGCTCCGAGCCGCATCGCAGAGATGCAGCAATATGCCCAGCAGTTCCCAGGGGCGATGACAGCGGCAGACCTTGAGGCAGCAGGCTTCACAGCAGCCGAGATCGATGCTTTCCGTCCCATGCGCCAACCAGCGGCTCCAGAGGCTGTGGCTGCGTCGATGGAGCAATATGGGGCGTTGCAACCAGCAGATCCGACGTTGCGCGAAAACGCGATTGCTCGCGTGCAAGACGCGCTGATGAACCAGGTTGGCATGGATGCCTACACCGCTGGCCGCTACGCCCGCGACATCATGGGCGATCCTGCCGCGTCTGGCACAATTCTCGACAGCTTGGGGCTGGCGGATCTGACGCCGTTTGGCGCCGCATTCGCGGTGCAGGAAGGCGGCAGGACGTTCCAGAGAGGCCGAGAGACGGGCGACCCGCTGACGATGGGCATGGGCGCGCTTGAAGCCGGGCTAGGCATTCTGGAGGCCACTCCGCTGGCCGGAGCGATCTTCAAGGGCATAGGCAACGCAGCACGCGGGATCGACCCCAACACGCTCTTCACGGTCTTCGGGCCGCCGCCTGGTGGGCGCTCGCCCCTCGAGCCGCCGCGCGTAGAGGCTCCAGAGGCGGCACCGGCTGCTCCTTCTGCGCCGCCGGCTCCCTTGACGTTTACTGACGTTGAGCGCGTTATGCAGGAGGCTCCGGCTGCGCCTGGGCTGGCCCCTATAACGCCAGAAAGCGCCGCGCTGCCGCCGCCTCCGACATCGCCTAGCGCGCTTCCCGCACCGCCCCCTGCGTTTGATCGAGTTGTGCCGCCAGCCCCGGCGCCGGTCGTTCCGCCTCGCCTTGCGACTAAGCTGGTGTCTTCGCCAGAGCGCGCGATGATCAAGGCGTCTGTCCCGCGCAAGAATATTGCCGGCGTGCAGGATCAGATTGCCTCGCAAAAAGCGTCCTATCCTTCGGATCAGGGATGGGCACAGGATGTGATGGAAATTCGCAAGGTCGATCCGAAGAAGGACAAGAAGGGAAATATTCTTGGTGTCGAAGTAACTTACAAAGAAATTCCATATGGGTTCGACAAGCCGCCGATGGGAATGTCGGCGGAAGATTGGCAACGCACGATGGTTGATCGCCAAGTTCAAGAGATCAGAAACCTGGCGGATCGCGTGAAAGCAGGAGACCCGGCGGCCCAAGCTATCGTGAACGAGGCGAACTGGTATCGCTCAATGCGGACCGCGCTGCGCCGAGAGTTCGGCGGCATGGGCGATGTTTTTGCGGATGTCCTCGGCGCTACGTCGGCCCAAACCGGCGTAGAGATGAACTGGAACAACGCCATCGAAATCATGCGCCGTTTCTCTCGCGGAGAATATGACGAAGAACTCCGCATGTACAAAGAGATGCTCGATGCTGGTGATGTAAACCCCAACAGGCTGACAGAACTGCACAAAGATCCAAACAACCCGTTCAAGTTGGTAACGAATGCGGCAGGCGCGCTGTTCAACACCAATAGCCCGGCGGCGACTAAAGCCCTTTTCGACATGTTCCGCGTTGCAGACGGCGCACCGAAGACGCCAAACTTCACTGGCAACTTGATCGGCTACACCAACGCTGCGACGATTGATGTTTGGGATGCGCGCCATCTGCGCCGTCTGGCTGGTCTTCCGCGTCTGCCTCCGCCTGTCGAGAAGGGCGTCACAGGGAAGCACCTCAAGGGGTCGACACTTGAGCAGCCGCGCATCGGCGGAGAGTTCGGGTTCGGACAGCGCGTCAAAGCAGACGCCGCGCGCACCATCAACGAGCAAGGCATCATTCGAGATGTTGCGCCCAATCTTCAAGATCTGAACCCAGACGATCTGCAAGCTGTTGCTTGGTTCATAGAAAAAGAACGCTGGACGAACAACGGTTGGACCAACAAAGCTGGCGAAGGTGGATCTTTTGAATTTGAGGCATCTCTTGCGGGTGCGTCAGATCCTGCTGCCGTCAGATCGCTTCGCCGTGAACTGAACCAAGGTTTCACCGCCCCAAATCGGCGCAAGACGGAAACAGATGAGCAGTATGCCGCTCGCGTTGATCAGGCCCGCACAGCCTTTGACACCAGACAGGCGCAGGCTCAAGCAGAGCTGGACGAAATGAAGGCGCCGCTTGCCCGGTACATGCTTGGCATCAGCGTCGAGCGCCCTGGCATGAGGCCGACCAACGTCCAGCAGGCAGAAATTGCGTCGCGTCTTGGCGAGCCAGCGAAGGGCGATCCGAGCGTTGTGATGTATCAGATCAACAACACCTATGGCCGCTTCATGCAGTCGGACGAGCGAGCGTTCAACGCCGAGTTCGTCGTGCGACGGAACTTCGACCCGACGGGCGTGACGCGCCGCATGGTCGAGGTGGCGAGGGAAGCAAATCAGGACGCGGCGTTCATTTCCAAGGTCGTGCCGCAACGCACGCCAGAAAGCCGCCCTGGCGTTGAGATCTACTTCCGCAAGAGGCAAGATCCGGCATTCGCCAGGCGACTATCTGACAAGCTCACAGAGTATGGCGTGGACGGCTTCACCTTCGTGACGGACAGCCGCGTGATGGATCGCCCCAGCGCACAGGCCGGCATCAGCGAGGAGGCGGTTGCCGGCATCAACGGTTTGCGCTTCCAATACATCCCCGAGTTCGATATGGGTAAGGAAGCATGGGCTGCTATGTCGCCCGCCGAAAGAGCCGCAAAGATCGACGAGGTGTCGGACCTCTTCGATGATATTGCGAATGACATAGTCGAAACAGAAGAAGGCATCAGCGCAGCGAACCTGATGCACTATGAGACAAACGTGATCGAGAGGGGAGACTACGATGAATATCTCAGATGAGCAGCGCCTGACGCGCGCGATCCAAAAGTATGGCGAAGGCGCCAAGTATGTGCAGATGATCCGCGATCAGATTGCTTCTGAGGCTCGCGGCCAGAGCGCCCGCGAAATGTACATCACCGGCATGGTGAAGAAGGCGCCCGGCGGGAAAGAACCTGAGCGAGCCAAGTGAAGCTCAAGCTCCAGACCCCTCGCTGGGCGAAGCCGCTCGTCACTGCCGACGACGCCCGCTATCTCGGCGCTCACGGCGGGCGCGGCAGCGGCAAGAGCTGGCTCTTCGCCGAGATGCTGATCGAGCGGTGCGTCACGCAGAAGACCGACGCGGTGTGCGTGCGTGAGGTGCAGAAGTCTCTCGCCCAGTCGGTCAAGAAGCTGCTCGAGGCCAAGATCGAGCAGATGGGCGTGGCGTCGTTTTTCGAGGTCCAGCAGGCCGAGATCAAGTCTTGCAACGGCGGCACGATCATCTTCCAGGGGATGCAGAACCACACAGCCGACAGCATCAAGTCTCTTGAGGGCTTCGACATCGCTTGGGTCGAGGAAGCGCAGTCGGTGTCGCAGTTCTCGCTCGACATCCTGCGCCCGACGATCCGTAAGCCCGGCTCGCAGCTTTGGTTCTCTTGGAACCCCCGCTTCGAGACAGACCCCATCGAGCGCCTGCTGCGCGGGCCGAAGCCGCCTGACAAGACGGTGATCGTGCAGGTCAACTACAGCGACAACCCGTGGTTTCCGGCCGTGCTGCGCGACGAGATGGAATACGACAAACGCCGCGACCCGGACAAATACCTGCACGTCTGGAAGGGCGATTACGTCCGTAACAGCGAGACGCGCGTGTTCAAGAACTGGACCATCGAGGAGTTCGACGCACCGCCGGACGCGATCCACAGGCTCGGCGCTGACTGGGGCTTTGCGACCGACCCGACGGTTGCGGTGCGATGCCACATCGCCGGCAGGAAGCTCTTCATCGACTATGAGGCGTATCAGGTCGGGTGCGAGATTGTGGATACGCCATCCCTGTTCATGTCGATCCCAGAGGCCGAGCGGTGGCCGATGGTTGCTGACAGCGCGCGCCCGGAGACAATCAGTCACATGCGCCGCAACGGCTTCCCGAAGATCCAGCCTGCGGTCAAGGGGCCGAAGTCAGT